CAAAAGTACAAGCAAAGATACAAGGTAAAAAAGTTAGAACATTTAATGCAAGTTTAGTAGAACAATCAGCTACTTATGAAACTAATCCAGCATGGTGTTTATTAGATTATTTAACAGATACAAGATATGGAAAAGGCTTACAAGATTCAGAAATAGATTTACAAAGTTTTTATGATGCTTCTGTAATTTGCGAAACACAAGTAACACCATATTCAGGTGGAAGTGATATTAATATTTTTGATATAAACACAGCATTAGATACTTCTAAAAACATAATAGAAAATGTTAGAGAGTTATTAAAAGGTTGTAGAGGTTATCTGCCTTATAATGCTGGTAAATATAATCTTGTTATAGAAACAACAGGCACAGCAACTATTACATTAACTGAAGATGATATTATAGGTGGTTATTCATTATCAACACCACCTAAGAATGAAAGATATAATAGAGTTATAGTTGGATTTGTAGACCCTGATAGAAACTATCAAGTTAATGAAACTCAATTTCCACCAATAGATGATTCAGGACTTCCAAGTGCAGATCAACACGCAACAATGAAAGCACAAGATGGTGGATTCTTATTAGAGGGTAGATTTAATTTCACAACAATAACAAGTAAATATCAAGCTGAAGAAATGGCAGAAGTTATTTTAAGAAGATCAAGAGATGCTTTATCTTTAGGTCTTAACATTAATTTTAATGCTTATGATTTAGCAATAGGAGATATTGTAAATATCACACATAGTTCTATGGGCTTTAGTGCTAAACCTTTTAGAGTTATTGGAATTACATTTAATCAAGATTTTACAATAGGATTATCTTTAGTAGAACACCAAGACAATCATTATCAATGGTCGGAAAAAGGACAAGTTGCAACAGTACCTACAACTAATCTTCCTAATCCATTTAATATTCAGCCACCAGCAAGTGTTACTTTAGATGACCAACTTATTGAATACAATGATGGAACTGTAATCGTTGCATTAGATGTAACTATAGGTGCATCTACTGATAGCTTTGTCGATTATTACCAAGTAGAGTACAAAAGGAGTACAGATTCAGATTATATTATCTATGCACAAGGTAGTGGATTAACTCATAGAGTTTTAAATGTAATTGACCAAGAAACCTATGATGTAAGAGTTAAGGCTGTAAATACTTTAGGTGTTTCATCAAGTTATGTAACAGCACAAAGAACTATAATAGGTGCTATTGCACCACCAAGTGATGTAGAAGATTTTTCATGTAATATTGTAGGACAAGAAGCACATTTAAGCTGGAATCAAATACCTGACTTAGATTTAGCATACTATCAATTAAGATTTAGTGAAGAAACAGATGGAACAGCAGATTGGCAAAACTCAGTTAATTTAGTTTCTAAAGTATCAAGACCAGCAACATCAATTTCAGTACCAGCTAGGGCTGGAACTTATCTTATCAAAGCTGTAGATAAATTAGGAAACTTTAGTTCTAACGCAACTGCGATTATTTCAAATGTAACTGATGTTGTTAATCATAATGCAGTAGCCACACAATCAGAACACCCTGATTTTAATGGTACATTTACAAACACAATTTTAGTAGATGATTCAATACAATTAGATTCATCAGAATTATTTGATTCAGCTAGTGGAGACTTTGATGACGATACTGATAGATTTTTTGATTCTGGTACAAGTAATGCTGACTTCTTTGCAAATGGTAATTATGAATTTGCAGATGTTATTGACATTGGTGCTAAACATACTGCTAGAATTACAGCATCATTAACGCAAAGTTCAGATAACCCAGACGATTTATTTGACAATAGAACAGGATTATTTGATTCTGCAACATCTAACTTTGACGGAGATACACCAGCAAACTGTGATGCTCATTTAGAAATAGCAACTTCAGATGATAATGTAACTTATACAGCTTTCCAAAATTTTGTAATAGGAAACTATACTGCAAGATATTTTAAATTTAGAGTATTTTTAACATCAAGAGATTTAGCATCTACACCTGTTGTTAGCCAAGTATCTGTAACAATAGATATGCCTGATAGAATATTTAGTGGAAATGATATAACTTCTGGTGCTGGAACATATACTGTAACATTTACAAATCCATTCAAATCTGTTAATTATGCTGTTGGAATTACAGGCGAAGATTTAGCCACAGGAGATTTCTTCTTGGTTGAAAATAAAACAATAAATGGCTTCGACCTAACATTCAAAAATTCAGGTGGTACAGCAATAAGTCGTACCTTTGATTATATTGCAAAAGGCTTTTAAAAGGAGTATAAGAACAACATGGCACAAGGAGATTATTTAATTCAGAACCAATCTTTTCCCTCTTTTCGTAGTGATTTAAACTCTACTTTAGAGGCTATCAATACTTCTAATTCAGGAACATCAAGACCAAGTTCAGCAGTTGCTGGAACAGTTTGGTTAGACACTACTAACGCAACAAATCCAACTCTAAAATTCTTTGACGGAACAGATGATATATCTTTAGCACAATTAGACTACACAGCTAACACAGTTAATTGGTTAGATTCTGTTACAGCAAGTTCAGATGTTGTTGATGACACTACACCTCAACTTGGTGGAAATTTAGATGTTAATGGAAATTCAATAGTTTCAGTATCAAATGGAAATATTACATTCACACCTGATGGAACAGGTAAAGTTATTATAGATGGTTTATCTTTTCCAACAGCAGATGGAACTTCTGGTCAAAATTTAATTACAGATGGTGCTGGTAATTTATCTTTTTCAAATGTTATTCCAGCAGATAATACTGTTTCACTTGCAAAATTAACAGCTACAGGTACAAAAGACGCAACTACATTTTTAAGAGGAGATAATACTTTTGCATCAGCTGGTGGTGGAACTAACACACCAAATTTTGAAGTTAGTAAAACTGATAGTTCTCAAACTTTAGCTAATACCACTTCTACATTAGTAACTTTTAATAATGAAGTTTTTGATTCTGATAGTGCTTTTGCTTCAAATAAATTTACAGTTCCATCAGGTGAAGGTGGAAAATATTTTTTTTATGCTTCAATTAAATGGGGTTCAGATGATAGAGGCATAAGAGTTGTTTATTTATACAAAAACGGAAGTTTAGTTAAAGAATTATTAGATACAGCTAGTCCAAATCAACCAACTGGAGAATCTCACTCTACGGGTGCATTGTTAAATTTATCTGCTAGTGATTATGTAGAGATATATTGTTATCAATCAACAGGTGATCCAGAAACTATTTTGGCTAGTAGTACAGGAACATATTTTGGTGGATATAAATTAATAGAATAAAGAAAATAAATTATGGCACAACTTTCAACTAAAATAAAAAAATATGTAAATGCAGAAGTAGATTTCTTAAATGATGTAATACTTCAAGATGATGGTCAAGGTGCATACATTAAAGAATGGAATTTAGATATTGCTAAACCAACTCAAGCACAATTAGATGCTTTAGAAACTGAAGCACAAGCAGAAGAAAATCTGAAAACTATTTTAAATGCAAGAGCAACTGCTTATCCATCAATTCAAGAACAGTTAGATATGCAATATTGGGATAAAGTTAATGGTACTACTAATTGGGAAAATGCCATTACTAAAGTAAAAGCAGATAATCCTAAACCATAAGGAGTTTAGATGCAACTATCTAAACATTTTACTTTAGAAGAATTTGAAAAAAGCCAAACAGCTACAAGAAAAAGTATTAAAAATAAAGCTGGTGCTGGAGAGATTAAAAATCTTGGCGATTTATGTTACGAAGTATTAGAGCCTGTTAGAGCAAAGTTTGAAAAGCCAATCACAATAACATCTGGTTATCGTAGCCCAGAATTATCAGAAGCTATAGGCTCAAAAGCAACATCACAGCATTGTCTTGGCGAGGCTTGTGACCTAGAGATAATGGGAGTTTCTAACCTTGAAGTAGCTTTATGGATTCAAAACAATGTGGACTTTGACCAACTAATTTTAGAATACTACACAGGCGAACAAAATAGTGGTTGGATTCATGTTTCATACAAAGATGGTAGTAATAGAAAACAGGTTTTGACATTTGATGGCAAGAAATATACAAACGGATTACCTGATGCAAAGTGGTCAGGTGGAAAAATAACTAACTAATAGGAGACAATCATGCCAAGACATTATGGAAAAATGAAACCAAAAATAAAGAAAAAGAAAAAAGCTAAAAAGAAAAAGTAATGGCTAAAAAAAGAAAGAAAGCACCAAAGGGTTATCATTATATGCCTAATGGTAAATTAATGAAAGATTCAGCACATGGCAAAAAGAAGAAAAGTCGCAAAAGATAAAAAGACCAAAGTACCTAAGAAATATCTTAGTGGCCTCAAAGGTGCTAAACGATCATCAAGAGCAAATCTTTTAAAACAAATGGCTGACTTATATAAAAAGGGTAAAAGAATACCTTTATCACTATTTAGATCGAGAGTTAAATAATGGCAGTTAGAAGAAAACCTTTATCAGCTAGTATAAGAGCAACACTTAGAAGAAAAGCTAAAGCTAAAAAAGGTGTAACATTTGGACAACTTACAAAAGTATATCGTAGAGGACAAGGTGCTTGGCTAGGTTCTGGTTCAAGACCAAAAGTTCCTATGTCAGCTTGGGCTATGGCTAGAGTTAATTCATTTGTTAGAGGCTCACGAAAACACGATACAGATTTAAGAAGAAAAAAGAAAAAATGAGCCTATACGATACCTACATTGAACAAGCTAAACTTATTCATCAAAACGATAAGAAATGGCGAGGCACAACTGTTGTTAAATACATTCCAATCATTAACGAGATAATAAAATCTAAACAAATTAAAACCATATTAGACTATGGCTGTGGTAAAGCACAAAACCACCCTAAGTCATGGAACGCATCTAAATATGACCCAGCAGTACCAGAATTTAGTACAAAGCCTGATAATAGATTTGATTTAGTGATTTCAACAGATGTATTAGAGCATATCCCAGAAGATCATGTTGATGAAGTTATTAAAGATATATTTAACTATTCTGACCAATGGGTTTTCTTAACTATTTGCACAAGAGAAGCTAGAGAAATATTACCCAATGGAATGAACGCACACGCAACTGTTAAACCTGAAGAATGGTGGAACGATAAATTAAAAGATTATACTAGATATACCGTAATGTATTCATAATGTTCGACCCATTCGAATATCTATCTCATAAAAAAATACTACTAATAGGAAACGCAGATTTAAAAACTGAACCTAATTATTCCGAATACGATTGTATTGCTAGAATGAATTTAGGAGTATTAGATAAACCTTGTGATGTTTGGTTTAATAATTTGGTTAATCAAGCACATCAATTTTTATTTGATAAACTAGGTTATTACCCAGAATTTAAAAACATCATAAGACTTAATGCTGAAAAAGGTGGTAAAAGAATGGAACGATTACCTAACCAATACAAACCTCACGCATGGTTATGGAACTTAAAAGAATATACTAAAATGCAAGAAGAATTAGATTATCATAGACCGACAACAGGATTAGTTTCTGTGTATTGGATATTAAATAACATTAAATGCGATCTTCATGTTACAGGTTATAATTTCTTTGAAACTTGTAATAAATATACAAGAGAAATACACCAAGTATCTAAGACTTATGCTTATCCATCACATGAAATGGAAAAAGACGAATATTGGATTAAAAGATGGCATGATGAGGGGAAACTTAACTTTATTGAAATTTAGATAATATCTGATATTAAAGGTTATGGCTTTCAATATTCAAAATAGCAAACCCTTTGTAGAATTTGATTTTGGTATCAATGTCCAAAAAGGATTAGTAGAAGATTTTTCTGCTGTTGGTCAATTTGGATATAATACTGCTGTTGGTACAACATTTGAAACAGTATGGGGAGTAGGTGGAATTCCAACTTATCCATCAACTGCAACAGGATGCACAGTTACAAGTTCAAACACAGCTTCAGATGATACAGGAACAGTTTTAGTAACAGGATTAGATGCAAATTATAATCCACAAACTGCTGTCGCTACAATAGGTGGTAGTGCTACAACAGAAACATTTATTAGAGTTTTTTCAATTAGAATGATTACTGCAAATACTGGAGATGCGAATGTAGGAACATTAACTGCAACAGTTGATAGTCAAACAGTTGCTACAGTAGTCGCTGGATATGGTTCTTCATTATCTGCAATTTATACTATCCCAGCTAATAAAAGAGGTTTTATAGTTCAAGCTAGTATTGGCTCATCTAAACAAAAAGAAATAGAGGCTAAGATTATGACTAAACAAATTTCAAATGGTAATGTTTGGAATACAGTAGCTTTCCAATCTACTTTTGGTGTTCCATTATTTGAAACATTTGTAATACCTTTTAAAATAGAAGAAAAAACGGACATAGAATTAAGAGCTAAAGCAGATGCAACAACTGCTGTTTCTGGTTCAATATCTTTATTCTTAGAGGATTATCATTAATGACTAAAAGACCTAAGACCACAGGAGAACACATTGTTGCCTTATATGGTCATGTAACAGGTCTTAAAAAATCTATTCATACAATTCAGAATAATCACTTAAAACATATGCACGAAGATATTGAAAAGATAGATGATAAAATTGATAAAAAGTTCGACAACATGACCAACTGGATTATGTACGGAGTTGGTGCTGTGGCATTATTGTTTTTAGCACAAGTGCTTTACTTTTTATCTAAATAATATACAACACATACTTGCATGAAGTACTCTAGAATTTTAACGATTTCTGATTTACACATACCAGCACACCACCCTCAAGCATTTGATTTTTTACAAGAATTAAAAAAAGTTGTTAAGCCACAAATAGTTGTAAATGGTGGAGACGAACTTGATAAACACGCATTATCTATGCACGACTCTGACCCTGATTTACCTAGTGCTGGAGATGAATTAAGACAATCTAAAAAATACATTTGGGAACTTAAAAAGATATTTCCTAAAATGACTTTATTACATTCTAATCATTCATCATTAATTTATAGACGAGCATTAAAACATGGTATGCCAAGAGCATATTTAAGATCGTATAATGAATTTTTAGAAGTAGATCATCAATGGAAATGGGTAGATGATTTAAACTTAAAATTAAGTGATGGTTCAGAATGTTACTTTGTTCACGGAATGGCAAGTGAGGGTCTAAAATTAGCTATGCAGTATGGAAAGAATGTTTGCCAGTTTCACTTTCATTCAAAATTTCAAATACAATACTTTTCTAATCCTGATAATTTGGTTTGGTCTCTCCAATGTGGGTGTCTCACTAAACAGTCTAGGTTAAATTTCTTATATTCGAAGAATCATAGACTTAGATTTGTAATTGGTACAGGTGCTATCATAAATGGTCAGCCTAGACTATATCCTATGGTTTTAGATAAAAAAGGCGATTGGATAGGGAAAATTGTCTAAGAAAAGCCGTTTAAAGCCCCGTAGAGCCACAGAGAGAGCCATAGATAAGCAAATAGGTGGCAATCATTATAAAGCCTATAAGATACAGCCTATCGAGTTTATAGTTAAAAATAATCTTGATTTTATACAGGGCAATATAATAAAATACGCACTCCGAAATAAAGCTGGAGAAGACCCTACCGAGAAGTGGAATAAGATTATCCATTATTGCGAATTAGCAAAAGAATTATTGAAAAATAAAAAATAAAGAATATTAGGAGTCAATGAAATTCCTATATTTAATTTATTCTTTCCTTGTGCTATATTGGTCAGCACTAATTATTTTAACTGCTAATACTTATTTATGATCTGGCTTAAACTATTATCAAATCCACTAACAAAAATAATCGCTAATAAAACTATTGGTGCAATTCAGCATAAATTAGAAAAAGATAAAATTATTAAAGCCAAAGAAATAGAAGCTGTTAAAACAGTATCAGTAGAACAAATAAGACAACAAGAAAACTCTTTTAAAGATGAATGGTTAGTTGTTGTATTTAGTTTAATATTTGTATTTCATTTTATACCACAATTCCAAGACACTATGCTTAGAGGCTGGGAAATACTTGAATATGCTAGTGATTACTTTTGGATAATAATACTCACAATAGTCGGTGCTTCTTTTGGTGTAAATACTGTCAAGAAATTTACTGGCAAAAAATAGCATTTCATAAATTCTCAAAATAAGTAATATGGTCTAATGGATATAGACGCAATTATTGTAGATGTAGAATTTGAAATATCATCAAGATGGAAAGAGTATAATCATTTTGTTTGTTTTAGATTTGTAGATACTGCACCTAACAAACCAAGACTTTTAAATGCTTTGTATGAATTAGAACGACACGAAGATGTAGAAGTTGTAGATTACGAATACACAGAAACTCCAATCACAGAAAAAACTAATTTAAAAGATTTAGAGATTACTAGAAACTAGGGTAAGCAGAACCAGTTATTGCCTACCCCAGCTTCAATGTTAAAGTGGTAAGGGGAGAGTAACCACTCTAACTTTCTGGGTGCAAAGAGCAAAGTGGGAAACATTTATAAAAACCCACATGAAACACCCAAAAACTTTTTAACAAGCCACCAAGTCTCCCTGATGGCTCTGTCCATAAATACACTAGTATATTTATAGAATTTGTTAAACTTTACTATTCAAAGCTAAATCTCTTTTCAATTCAGATTGTTTTAGACTTATGTACTTATCTAAATTGTTATAATGATACCTAGCTTTAATTAATTCTTCTTCAGCATTTGCATATTGCTTAACGATTTCTCTGTATTCATTATCTGTTCTAGCTTTATGTTCTGCCTCTATAACTGTTTTAGTTTCTAATTTATATTTAAGAAACAATTTACTGAACATGGCTTTTTTACCATCTTCTAAAATAATTACTTTCTTATGCCACTCCGACCATTCTCTTGATGCTTTTTCTAATTCTTCGTAAGACTTATTGCTTAACATTTTTACTCTCCTTAAAAATATATTTTAATGCAGTTGTTGTTGGGTCAAAATCTAATTTACTACAAGACATTAAAAATACAGATATAAATAATAACAACATAATTGCAAATCTTTTTATGTATTTTCTATGTATTGGTTTTCCAAGTATTATCATGGGTGTAATAAATTTTCTTTAGCCATTTTTTTAAGCAACTTGATTTTAGCCTGTAATTCTTTTTTTTCTCTTTCCAATCTTTCAATCGTATTGGAGTGGTTTTTACATTCTAAATACAATGCTTGTATCTCCTCTAACTTAATAGCGAAATCTTTTTTTAAGTTATAGAAATCGCTAATAAGTTGTTCTTGTGTGTCAGATAATTTAGTCATTAAAATGGTATCTCGTCATCCATATCAGATTGTTCTACAGGCTTTGCATTATCTGGTGCAAACTGTGTAGCATGAGGTGGCATGGATTGAGAAATAGGCTTCAATCCATCTACATTATCAGTTTGAGGTTTATATGGTTTAACCATGACCAAACAAAATATCTGTTCTAAATTGCTTTTAGCATATTGAGACGGATTATTATTTTCTTGTACCTTAGTCATATATTTTAAAACATAACCAGCTTTAGTGTACTTAGCGACTTCAGGTGTTCTTACCCATTCACTAATTTGAGATAAACCATATTTCTTTTTAGTTAAGCTACAAGTGAACTTAACTTTAGAGGCTTCTCCACTATATTCATATTTAGGAGATTGCTTACCTGTTGGATATAATCTCATTGATAAACCACAGAATGGTAAATCGTAACTATTTTTTTGATACATTTGTTTTTCCTTTTTTTAGTTGATTGTATTTTCGTACTGACTCATTGAACAATAACTCGGATTTATGACAACTTAATAATCCAAGAAATGCTTTTAAGTGTTCCTTTTTATATAAGATATGTCTAGCCTCGAAATCTGCACCATCTTTAGGCAGTCGGACTACATACATCTTATTTATTTTCTTACCTGTTTGGCACTCAAAAAGCCAACGATACCCGTGAAGTTGGTGTACCATGTTTAAGAAAATTCCTTTGCTTGTTTTTATATCAATTAGCCAAAGATTTTTTTCTCCATCTTCAGCAACTATGTCTAAAGTTCCACATACACCTTTTTCGTGATATAAAATTTTTTCGGACTCTACCAATTTAAGTTTATGCTTTGTCCAAAACTTTTTAAACTTATCAAAGCACCCTTTAACTACAGGGTCGCTTGGGTCAGTAAATTTTTCTCCTTTAAGCCACATCTCACAATATTTATGAACCATAGAGCCTATATTTAAAATATTATCTCCTTGTTTCTTTGCATTGGTCTTAGCATTTAAAACAATAGATTCTATTTTATCTAATGGAATTTCTTGTCGTTCCATTTCTTTTTTAATAGCATTTACCATATTGCTAATTTTCCAATTTTCTAATTGTGGACTAGCAAGTTTTCCAAGCAAAGTACTCATACCAACTACATATTCGTTGTTATGAATATAGACATGCTTTTCTTCGTTAAACTCTATTTGGTGTCCGTGTTCAGTAGTTATTATTGTCATTTCTCTCCTTTTTATTTTTAGCTTCCATTAATGAAGTATATTCATCAATATAATACTCATAAGCATATTTATTATTTTTAACTTCTTTTTCTATTTCAGCTATTCTTTTATCTAGCGACATGTCGGTTGTTAAAGTGATAGACATTATTTAATTTCCCCCTTTTAGTTAATTCTAAGTTAGCATCATCTATTGGTTTCGTAAAGTAGTCTATTGATACCGATAGATATTCGCAGATTTTTTTTAGTTTAAAATGTGGAGTTGAGTTCTTACCAGCTTCATATTTTTGAATTTGTTGAAATGTAACTCCAAGTGCATTACCTAATCTAGTCAAAGTTTTTCCACGCATAAACCTTATTTTTTTAATCTGCAAACCTACTATCTTATGAAAGATAATCTCGTTATCTTCTGGTGTAACTCCCCATTGAGCAATTAGGTTAGATATACTTTGGTTAATTTCTTCTATTGATGTATTAGTCTTTATTCTCATAAAACGACCACTCCTTTTTTTCTGTTATTGTTAGTTTATTAAATTGATCTTTAAAGCATGGATTACAAAGTAAGCTATCGCTATACATTGAATTAGAGCCTACAAACCACGCAAGTTTTAAAGAATCTTCTCTAAAGCATCTAGCACATTTATATGCTAAAATTTTTTTCTTAGTTAAGGACACTATGACCTCGCTTGTCTAAACATTTTCTCATAATAGACTCATACTTTGTGTCCATTGTTGGACTAAGTGTCCAATAAGTAATGTTTGAAATAAAATTAGTATTTTCTTTAGCCAAGTATTTACAATGTTGAATATCGTTTGTAATTTCTTTAGCTTTATCTTCATTGAATGTTCCTGATCTTCCAGCAGTATCTATTATAGGTTTATAACTACACGCAGATAATAGAGTGCAAGAGATCGCTAGGGTAAGTATTGTTTTTTTCATATCTTCTGTCTCTCTCGTTTAAAGAATTGGTTGATGATACTTCAAATGATGAAGTTTAAACTCCAAATCTTTCTTTTGTTCTTTCACTTTGAACAGTCGTCTCAACAAATTTCTTTCCATCTGTTTCTTTCGATCTAACTGCTCTTGCATCTTGAACATTTGTTTTGGTTGCATTAGCTTTCCTTATTTGAGTCACTTGATTTTCCAAGTAACTATCTACAGGGTTAATTAAATTAACTTCGTCCTGTAAATCCTGTAATCCACCTAAAGTCATATCCTTATGGAATATTCTTTTAAATTGTTTTGATATTTCTTTAGTGAAAGTAGAATTAGTTGGTATTCTCATTTATTGTACTCCTAGTAAATAATCTATGGTTAATTTAAACCCACCAGCGAAAAAATACAACATTATAATTCCGAATGAAATATATTCCAATGTGTCTATTATTTTTTTCATTATGCGTTATCCTCTATTTGATAAATTGTTTCTTTAGCAATTTTCATTGATCTAAAAGTAGAATTGTAGATATAATCTTTATCTGTCCAACAATTTTGATTTCTAGATTCTTGTTTCATAATATAAACATCAACACTATCGTTAAAATCTTTTAACAATTTATATGTGTTATTTTTTGTTCTAATATATTTTACTGATTTATACATTATGCTCTATCCTTTAAATCAGGTTTAATATATTCTAAAGTTCTTAAAGAAAAATAAATTGAATAAAGTAATGAACTATCATTATCTAATTTATCTTTAGCTTTTTTAATACCTAATTGGTCAAAACCAAGATTAGGATTATATCTTTTATATTTATTATTTATTTTAGAATAGTATGTTGAAAACTTAGTTGTCAAAATATCATATTCTTCTTGTAGTCTTTGTTTTACTCCTACCATACTCATGTTCTCTCCTTTTTTTTTGTTAAACATACCACAATAAAGCACGAATAAGGTTGTAATGCAATAACTTTATTTATCGCATAAAACCTAGCTTTTTTGAATATTTATTCGCATTAGAGTTTTATTTCTTGATTTAAAAACAAATCAGTTATAAAAAACGAATCAATTAAAGATATGATTATAAATAAAAAAATGTTAGAGAGAGTTGTTCTGCAAAGAACGAAGTATTTATTTTCATATCATAATACTAATCGTGTTGGGTCAGATTCTCTCCTGACCCAGCACTTAAAAGGGAGAAATAAAAATGATAAAATATAGATACACATGGTATGAAGAAATAGATGTACCGAGTTGGAGTCCTACTTGGTTTCCTAAATCCTTTAAAGAAAAACTTATTTTAGCTTTAGATGAAAATGAAGCTAAAAAAAAAATCAATGATTATATTTTTGTTAGTAAAAATGGAGATGAAAATATAAAAATTACAAATCTTGAATTGGAGAGAATATGAAACAATTAGATATATTTGAAACTGATTACGAGTCTTGTAATTACACATCAACATCTAAAAAAGCACTATCCTCAATTAAACCAAAAATCAAAACTAAAAGAGAACAGGTTTATGATTTAATTAAACTTAATCCATTAACTAATTATCAAATAGCTGATGAATTAGAAATGCCTTTAAGTTCGGTTTGTGCTAGAGTGAGAGAATTACAAATTTTAAATTTAGTAATAGACTCTGGTTTAAAAAGAAAAACTAAATATGGAAAAGATGCAATCGTATGGGCAAAAAAAGATTAGCAAGTAAATTAGAGCAAGAACACTTATCTAAGGTAGCTTCTTTAGGCTGTTTAATTTGTCAGCAACCAGCAATTTGTCATCACATAAGAAATCGTGGAGATGGTAAAGGAAACATTGGATTTGGAAAACGCAGTTCGCATTATGAAACAATTCCATTATGTCCTGACCACCATGTAGGCAGTTTTAGTATTCATAATACCAAAAGACAATTTGAGGCTATGTATGGAACTGAGGCAGAACTATTACACAGAACATTAAATGAGATTAAGCAATTAGATGAGTCTAATAATCTTTTTAACTTTTACGCAAAAGAGGAGAAATAAAAATGGCAGAAATGAGAGAAGAACACTTTGAAGTAGTTTCAAGAAATAGAGCAAGAGCCTATGAGAAACAAAAAAAGACAATAAACATAATTAGAACACTTTTAAATAGATATTCAAAAAAACAATTAATACAAATGATAGAAAAGGAGAGTAGAAATGGCTAAACGATCAGGATATTTTTTAGTTTATAGAGATATTTGGAGAAACCCAGTATTTAAAAACTTATTACAAGCAAGTTGTTGGATTTATTTTATATCATCAGCATCACACAAAGAAAGAACATTAAGATTTTTAGATAATGATATATTTGTTCGTAGAGGCGAAATGATTATGCCTTTAAGGGTAACTGCTAAAAGATTTGGTATGACATATTCCGAAATGAGATCATTCATACTAAGGCTTGTGCGTAGAGGAATGATAACCACTAGAACAGCCCAGTTGAATCATTGTGGCAACCACAAAAATAGAAAAGTAACTCTAATTTGCCTTGTTAATTATGACAAATACCAGTATGTAGATTCAGAGCAACCAGTTACAGCCCAGTTATCGCAAGAAGTACTAATTAATTATAACAATACACAAGAAACAAATAGTATTATCAAAAAGTCTAGCAAGGAAGATATTATCTATACAGGAGATAGTTATGGTAATTACAAGAAGATATTGAAAAATGGCAAAGTTTATTATAAACACTCATTTGACGATACTAAACCTCTTTTAGAAAATATATGATAACTACATCTGCTATGATCTCGGAATTATATACCAAGAAAATTATTGGTAAAAAAAGACCGAAAAAAATCAATGTAAATAAATCTGTTCAAAAAGCTGTTAAAAAATATCGTTTTAAAAAATGAAGTCTATATTGCGAATCTTTAAATATGCTAGAAAACGCATAATAGCACTTAGTATTGAAAACCAAGTATTAAAAACACAATTAGAATATTATCGTGCTATAATAGAATCTGATAATTACAATAAACACTAAATGGCTTTAAAAAAACCACAATTTGAACATATTTTATTTGGCAGAAATAAGATTAAAGTTATCTATGAGCCACTTAAAGGTTTAGATGGTTATTTTGAAACTAATCAAAAATTAATCGTATTGGATAGCCGAATAAAAGGTAAAAGACTATTTAACACAATTATTCACGAGATATTTCATGTTATTGCATACTATAGTAAAATAAAATTTAAGAATATGAGTGAAGAACAAATGGCTATCAAGATCGGAGATGGCTATACCAAGATATTTAAACAAAACCCTAAATTATGGAAATTATTAACTAAACTGTTAAAAGGATAAGAAATGAAAATAGAAATAGTGAATATTGAGAGTATTCAACCATATATAAACAATCCAAGAAAATTAAAAGATAGTGCGATTGATAAAGTTGCTAAATCTATTAAAGAATTTGGATTTAGACAACCTATCGTAGTTGATGCTAATAGAATTATTGTTGTTGGACATACTAGATACCGAGCATCTAAAAAATTAGGGTTAAAAGAAGTACCTATAACTGTTGCTGACAATCTAACCCAAGAACAAATTAATGCTTATAGAATAGCTGATAATAGAACAAATGAAGAAGCTGAATGGGATATTGATTTATTAAAAACCGAAATAAAAGAACTTGAATTAGCTGATTTTAATTTAGATTTAACAGGATTTGATGAAGACCAATTAAATGATTTTTTATTTGAGGAACAAGAGGGTTTAACTGATGAAGATGAAGTACCTGAAGCACCCGAAGAACCTATAACTAAATTAGGAGATATTTGGAAACTTGGTAATCATAGGCTTATGTGTGGAGATAGTACAATGCTCGATAATATTGATAAATTAATAGAAAAACAAAAACCAGATATGATATTTACCGATCCACCTTATAATGTAGCATTTAATGGTAGAAGTGGAAAATTTGATGTAATTAAAAATGATAATTTAGAGGAATCAGAATTTAATAATTTTATTGACACAATACTTGGTAATTTAAAACTTTTAAATATTAATACTTATTACATTTGTTGTAATTGGGCATTTTATGGTATTTTACAAAAAAAACTTAAACCCAAAGCATGTATTGTATGGGCTAAAAATGTTTTTGGTTTAGGTAAAGGATATAGACATCAACATGAGTTTATACTTTTTGATGGTTTTATAGATGCAAGTATTAAAAATGAATCTGATTTATGGAAAATTAAAAAAGATAGTAAATATCAACATCCAACGCAAAAACCTGTAGAATTATCAAGCAGAGCTATTATAAATAGTAGTAGAGCTGATAATATCATATTAGACTTATTTGGTGGATCAGGTAGTACTCTTATAGCTTGTGAAAAATTAAATCGTAAAGCTAGAATTATGGAACTAGACCCTAAATATTGTGATGTTATAGTCAAAAGATGGGAACAATTTACTGGTAAAAAGGCAGAATTAGAAAATGGACAAAAATAAGGCAGAAATAAATAAACAATCATCTAAAGCATTAGGTAGACCTAAAATAACTATTGATTTAGAAATATTGAAAAACCTAGCATCTATTGGATGTCCTGATTATGAGATAGCAAGTGTATTAAATATATCTGCTAGAACTTTAAAAAGAAATTATGCCGAAATAGTAGACCAATACCGAGAAAAAGGTAAAGCAAGTCTTAGAAAGAAAATGTGGGATAAGGCTATAAAGAAAGATAATACAGCTATGCAAGTTTGGTTGAGTAAAAACTATTTAGGAATGAAAGATAGAACTGTTAATGAAAATATTAATGAGCCTTTACCACTTATAATACAGGCACAAGCAGAAGAAGTAGATGGCTAAACAAAAATTCACGCACTTCATACCAAGAGATAAACCACCAAAACGAGGTGCTGGAAAACACAAAAAAAGACTAAACAAACATGAAAAACGACAACGCAAACAAACTAGATACAAAGGACAAGGAAAATAATATGAGTGAAGTAATCGGAGAGAACACATTTTTAAAACTAAGACAGCAAAAAGATCAAATGAAAGCTGAGTTAGAACAAGTTAAAATCCAACGAGATATAGCTTTAAGAAAACAAAAGAAACTTGAAGATGCTGTTAAAGAACTTAGAAAAATTATCGAGTCTCAATAATTTATACAATTTAATTCTTTTTTGTGATAAAAGCCTATTATGGCTAAATACAAAGGAAGAACTGTAACACTTAATAAACCTTTTAGAACTCCGAGTGCGTCTAAAAAGTTTGGTGTTTATGTTAAGAATAAAAAATCTGGTAGAGTACAAGTAGTTAGATTTGGTGCTAAAGGTATGAGCATCAAGAAAAATATTCCAGCAAGGCAGAGGTCATTCATGGCGAGATTTAAACCTATTCTTGCAAAAGTAAAAGGTCAGAAGAATTTATCTCCAGCATATTGGGCTGTTCAATCATGGAAAAAAGGGTTTAAGGTATGATTGATAGATGGCTATATACATTCTTTGGCTGGATAGACTCATGGTTTAATTGGGTAGATAAGCAATTTGTTAAACCTACTAAAAAGAAAAAAAAATGAGAGATACTAAAACATTAGAGCAATACAGTAAAAACGCAGTAAAGAAACTGAAAGAAATGAATTTATTTAAGACTTTAAAAAAAGAAGTTGAAACAGGTGCTAATGGTACTCAAAAATATGTAATTAAAAAGGGTATAAATAAGGGTCGTGTAGCAGAATGAAAATTAACGAGAATACAAATATCGGATTACCACTAAGAAATCTTTTAGGATTAATTACTGCGATTGTTATTGGTGCATGGTTTTCATTTGGTGTTATTGAAAGACTTAATCAATTAGAAACTAAAAACCAATTATTTGAACAAGATTTATTAGAGGCTTCAGTACAAAAGCCAATCGACCAAGAACAATTTATGTTATTAGAACACGTTGCTGAACAAGTAGAAAAGCTAGAACAAAACCAAGAACAGAATATGACCAATAAAGTTAATATCGAAAGACTACAGCAAGATGTTGAAAGACTTAGAATTGATGTAGAGAAATTAAAAGATAGTGTTAGAGCCAATATTGGAAAACTAAATGGTAATCACTAATGACAGCTATTGTATTTGTATTATGCTTGTTTATAAATGGAGAGTTAGTTGAGCATAGAATACAAGATAATTTATCAACTTGTCTAAAGATGAAAAGAGAAGCCACAAGAAATATAAATATGGATAATAAACAATTTATGTGTGGCGAAGTAGAAGCTGAATTAGAAACAAATATTGATGGAAGTAAAACAATTAAGAGAATAATTAATAATAAGTAATTTATGAGTATAACAATGTATGATTTATTTTATATCTATTTAGTTAGGATTTGTTATAAAATTATCTGGTGGGCTACAGGAAAAAAATCTAAACGAAAGAATAAATGAAATTTATACTTGCATTTACCATTTGTTCAGCAATTACTGGTTACTGCAACAATACAATGACACTCCCTACTAAATTTGATTCATGGTCAGAATGTGTAGGTGCTGGTGGAAAATTAATACAATCTTTTTCAGTTGATATGAAAGATACAATAGAAGAACGAAAATTATATATGAATTATTTTTGTAATGAAAATCACTCTAACAAAACCCCAACTTAAAGTTAGTTCATCACAAGCAAGATTCAGAGTTCTTATTTCAGGTCGTAGATTTGGTAAGACTTATCTAGCTGTTACTGAGATGATGAAGTATGCCTCAAAACCTAATCAAAGAATTTGGTATGTAGCACCAACTTTTAAAATGGCTAAAGACATCTGTTGGTCAGCACTTAAAGAAATGTTGAATATGTTTAATTGGATAGAAGATATTAACGAAACCACTATGACAATAACCATTAGACAATCCAATAGTACAATTTCACTTAAAGGTGCTGATAATTATGATTCACTTAGAGGTACAGGATTAGATTTTTTAATATTAGACGAATTTGCAGATATTGATAAGCGAACATGGTTTGAAGTCTTGAGAGCATCTATTGCAGATAGATTAGGTCATGTTCTTATGTGTGGAACTCCTAAAGGATATGGTAACTGGTCTTATGAAATGTATCTTAAAGGCAAACAAGACAAAGAATGGGAGTCATTTCAATTTACGACTATTGATGGTGGTATGGTCGCTAAAAGCGAAGTTGAACAAGCTAAGCAAGACTTAGACCAAAGAACATTTAGACAAGAATTTGAGGGTACATTTGAAAACTATGCTGGAAGTATTTATTACAATTTCCACCCTGTAGAATCTGTTGTTCAAAGACAAATAGATTGGACTAAACCTTTACATATTGGGATGGACTTCAATGTCTCGCCAATGTCAGCTTGTGTTGCTCAAATTGAAAAAGAAAAGATTTATATTGTAGATGAAGTAGTTATTTATGGGTCTAATACTGATGAAATGTGCCAAGAACTCAAAGATAGATATGGAACTAGAATGAAAATATTTATTTATCCCGACCCAGCATCAAGACAAAGAAAAACATCTGCTGGTGGAAGAACTGATTTATCTATTTTACAAAATGCTGGATTTGAAGTTAAGGTTAAGCATAGACACCCAGCAGTAAGAGATCGTATCAATGCTGTGAACTCAAAATTAAAAGACTCTAATGGCAAAAGATATATTTTTGTTTCCAATTCGTGTAAAATTGTTATAAAAGGACTTACTAGGCAAACTTATAAGGAAGATACTAATATTCCGAATAAGGAAGACGGATTTGACCATATGAATGATGCTTTGGGTTATATGATTGATTACATAAAACCATTAGTCACTCAAATGCCAAGTTCTAACCCTATAAGATGGACAATGAAATAATATGGCATATTCACGAGACGAAATTTTAGACACTCATAAAGATTACGAACAAAACTATGCTCATTGGGAGTTCTATATCCGTTCTTTTAATGGTGGACATGATTACCAAGTAGGTCAATATTTAAACAGATATAATTTAGAACTAGATAACGAATTTCATCAAAGACTTAACAACACTCCATTAGATAACCATTGTAAAAACATTGTAGAGATTTATTCATCATACTTATTCAGAGTAAAAGCTAGTAGAGATTTTGGCGAACTAGAAAATGAACCTACTTTAGAAAGATTTTTAAGAGATGCTGACTTAGACGGAAACAATTTTAATACTGTAATGAAACAGGCTCAAAACTATTCATCAATTTATGGTCATGTATTTTTAATTTTAGATAAGCCACCAATTCAAACTAGAACTAGAGCAGAAGAATTAGAACAAGATATAAGACCATACTTATCAATCGTAACCCCTGAAAATGTATTTGATTGGAATTACACAAGACAAACTAACGGAAAATATGCTTTGGACTATTTAAAAATTAGAGAAGAAGTAGATAAAATGGGTGGAACTTATTTTAAAATTTGGACACCTGAAAAGATAGAGATAGTATATGTTGAAAGATTTGGAGACAATCCAAGAATCATAGATACTGCCGAAAACCCGTTAGGCAAAATACCAGCAGTTATTTTATACAATTCTAAATCTCACAAAAGAGGAATTGGTCTATCGGACTTAACAGATATTGCTGATCTACAAAAAGCTATTTACAATGAATACTCTGAAATGGAACAACTAATCAGATTATCTAACCACCCATCATTAGTTAAAACTCCAAGTGTAAATGCAAGTGCTGGTGCTGGTGCTATTATTGAAATGCCAGAAGAAATTGAGCCAAACTTAAAACCATATTTATTACAACCATCTGGTCAGAACTTACAATCTATTATGGATTCAATTAATAACAAAGTTCAAGCTATAAACAGAATAGCACACACAGATGCAATAAGAACTACACAGAAACAAATCTCATCTGGTATTGCACTACAAACTGAATTTGAATTACTTAATGCTAGACTAAGTGAGAAAGCTGACAACTTAGAATTAGCTGAAGAACAATTATTTAAACTATACGCAGAGTTTCAAGATACTGTATTTGATGGTGTTATTAATTATCCTGATAGTTTCAACATTAGAGATTACGCATCTGACTTACAATTCTATCAAATGGCTAAAGCTATGAATATCCAATCTCCAACTTTCAATAAAGAAGTTGATAAAGAAATTATTAAATCAGTTATTGAAGATGATGAAAAGATTGCACAAGCAAATGAAGAAATAGACCAACAAGCAGAACTAGGTCAATTCACACAAGAGGAAGTTCAAGCATCTCAAATAGAAGAAGAAGTAGAGGAAGAACAGATATAAAAAAGGCGACCATATAGATCGCCTCTTTCATTAGTTGGTTAATTAATATTTAGAAATTTTTTTTAATGTAATCTTTAATGTTTGGAAAATCTTTTAATTTTTTATAACATTCACTACCAATATCCCAAGTACCCATAAAACCACCATCAGTATTTTCTTTTGACTCAGCATAATCCCATTCGTCTTTGTGAATAAATTGATGATAATTTCCTAAACCAGCAACTATAGAATAATTTTTAGATGTAGCTTTAATGCCTTTACCACAAATAACACATTCAGATACAGCATTAAGAATTTGATTTTCTATATTTGTATCGTAGTGAATACTCATTTCATCTTCAATTTGAAGAAGTGGTTTTTGATAATTTGTGTCTTGTATTAGTTTCATGCTCTCTCCTTTTTTTTATATATAAATCTTAGTAAAAATTGATATAAAGGTCAAATAAATTAAAACCTAGCAATTACTATGTTTTTGGTAGAACAAAATTAGAACAAATGGCTGATAAGATAGAAGAATTAACTTTATACCGAATCAAAGGCATAGAACAAGCCGAGATAGAATACTATAAAAATCTTACCCAAACACTTGATAGAATAGAACGAGAAATCGTTAATATTGCAGATACAGATTTACCAAGAACTACTGATGGTAAATTAATTCAATTACAATCAGCTATTGCAATAAGACCAAAGATTAAATCTATATTAGATCAAAACTATTTACCCTTTGCAGATCAAGTGGTTAGAGAGGGATTTAATAAACAAGCTAAACGAATTGAACGAGCATTTAAAAGAATTGGTAATATTCCTGTAGAGTTCCAAGAACTAACTAAAGGCGATTTAGCATTAGTACAGAATTTAAAACAACAATATTTTACTCAATTCAAAGATGTATCAAATAGATTTACAAGAGAACTATCTGAAAAGGTCTATCAAAATACCTTAGTTGGGAATACATTTGCTGATCTTGAAAAAGAACTAAGACAATCAATCAATGGTATTTATGCAAGTTCAGATGATAGAGAAGCACAAAAACTAATTGATTTTGTAAATGATAATAAGTTCAAAGCATCTAAAAAAGACCAAGTAAATAAAGCTATCCAAACATTACAATCTAAGTTTGCAACAGATCGTGCTGGAGAGAATATGAAAAGATATGCTGGTCAGATATTAAACGACTCATTAAGAGACTTTGACGCAACATTAAACTTTAACAAAGCAAATGATGCTGGTTTAACTTATGTAAAATATTATGGAGATGTAATACCTACAACAAGAGAGATTTGCAGAAACATGATAAATGGAGTATATAACAAAAGGGAAAGTGGACTTTTCACAATTGATGAAGTCAAACAAATCTGGGCTAGTAGAAGTTGGTCAGGTAAAAAATCTGGCGACCCTTTAATAGTTCGAGGTGGATATAATTGTCGGCATCAATGGTCTTATGTCAATCCTGATTGGTATGACAACAAAGGCGAACTAATAATATAACTATAGGAGAAAACAATGTCCGAAGAACAAGTAAAACAAACCGAGAATACTGAAACTGTAGAAAATACAGAATCAGAACAAAAAACTGATAATAAAACTTTCACACAAGATCAGCTAAACAACATTATTGAGTCAAGAATAATGGCTGAACGAAGAAAGTATGAAAAGAAAATTCAGGAAGAAGAACAGCAAAAATCTGAATTACTTAAACAAAAGCAATTAGAAGAAGCTAAATCTAAACAAGAACTTGAAAAGATTATGCAAGAAAGATTAGCAGAAAAAGATAAGGAATTAGAAAGATTTAGAACTGAAATCAAAAAAGAAAAAGTTGATAATTCTATTCTTTCTGTTGCTAGTCAAAACAAAGCAATCAATCCTGAACAAGTTGTATCTTTACTAAAATCAGAAATAAATTTAGCTGATGATGGTAGAACAGAAATAGTTGATAATAACGGCAACATAAGATATAACGCAAAAGGACAACCTTTAACGATTGAAGAAAGAGTTAAAGAGTTTTTAGATAGCAACCCACATTTCCGTCAAGGGTCTAAGTCAGGTACAGGAAGCCAGAATGCTATCGGTGGTAATAGCCAAAAACCCAGAACAATAGGCGACTTGGATTTAAATAATCCCTCTGATAGAAAAGTTTATGCAGAAATGCGTAAAGCTAAAGGTGGGTTTAAACTAAATCCTAAATTAACAATTAACAATTAAACAAATAGGATAATAAAATGGCAAACGAAACAACTAGTTCAACAGTCTCAGAACTATATACAGAAATTATTCAAGAAGCGATTTTCACTTTTCAAGAAACTTCTGTAATGAGACCACTTGTTACTACTTACAATATAACTGGACAAGGTAAGCAAATCTCTGTTCCTGTATATCCAGTAGTAGCGGCTGATGCAGTAGCTGAAGCAACTGACTTATCAAACACAGCAATCAACCCAACAGAAGCTACAATTACAGCATCTGAAGTTGGTGTAATGACAACTCTAACTGACTTAGGTAGAGACTCTGCATCAAGAGATGTTGCGGCTGACATTGGTAAATTGTTTGGAGAAGCATTAGCTAAAAAAGTAGACTCAGATTTAGCGGCTTTATTCGCTTCATTCGCAACTGGTAATGACTTAGGTGCGGCTGGAACTGAATTAACTGCTGATTTACTTTTAAAAGCTGAATCAACTTTAAGAGCATTGAATGTACCTAGACCTTACTATGGTGTGTTCTCTCCAAAAGCTATGTTCAACTTGAAAAAATCTTTAACAAATGCTGGTTATTCAACTGGTGCAAATGCTATGAGTGATGTTGCAAATGAAACATTAAGAAATGGCTATGCTGGTACAGTATTTGGAATCGATTTATTTGAGAACGCAAACATAGCGGCTGACCAATATGATGATGCTGTTGGTGGTGTATTCCACCCTCAATCATTAGGTCTTGCTATGAAAGCTGACTTCTCAATCGAGACACAAAGAGATGCTTCTTTAAGAGCAACTGAAATCGTTGGTACTATGACTTACGGAACTGGAATCATCAAAGATGATTATGGTTGCCAAGTTACAACTGACGCAGCTCTTTAATAATTAGAGTTACTAGGTGGGGGAGAAATCCCCCATCTATCAATTAGGAGATTTTATTATGACAAACTTTACTGGTGCAGATGTAATCACAACAACTGATGTAACGAATTATCAACCTGACGCATTTGACTTTGGTATTGCATCAGGAGACGCACAAACAACTTTCTTTTTAGCACAAACAACAAACGATATTTTAAGAGATTTAAGAATTAGATGGTGGCAAACCTATAAGCAAAATGTATTTACAGATATAACAATATTAAACACAGTAGAATTAGAAAACGACAAAGTTAATTTAGATCAATTTAAAAGGGCTGGTGTATATTTATTCTTAGGTAAATTCCTATGTCCAGCATTAGCAAAATTTAGACCAGAGACAGAAAAAGATAGATTTGAAAGAATGGCAGAACATTATAATAGCCAATACAATGTTGAGTTTCAAAAGATATTAGAAGATGGTGTAGAATATGACTCTGATGATAACCAATCTATTTCTGTTGCTGAACGAGAAAACTTACACGGCTATAATAGATTGCAGAGATAATGGCTTTAGAATTAAAAATCAAAACTAATGCTGATTTTATTCAAAAGAGATACAAAAGAATACAAAGAAAATTTACAAGCATAATTCAAAAAGGTATTCTTCAAGCTGGATTTCAATTATTAGATATAATCAGAACTAAAACACAAAAAGGTATTGATTTTAAAGGAAGACCATTTTTACCATATTCAGAGGGTTATCTTAAAAAATTACAAAGAGAGGGTAAAGCAACTAGAGTAGATTTATTTTATACTGGTAGAATGTTAGGTGCATTAACACCATCTGGTAGAACAATTAGAAAAACAGGCACTAATAAAATAAGTATAAATTTTAGTAATTCACAAATGTTACAAAGAGCAGTATTTAATCAAGTATTAGGAAAAAATAAAAGAGAATTTTTTGGTTTTAATGATAAAACTGCTAATATAGTAAGAAAACAATTTAACAGATTTGTTGCAAAAGAATTTAGGAAAGCAAGAATATGAGTGTAAGAGAAAATATAGCATCTGAATTATTATCTACTATTTCAGCTATTAGTAGCCCAGCAATTAAAAAGGCAACAAGACAACCTTTTATTTTAGATGAATTATCTGAACAACAATATCCAGCAGTTATTATTCAAACATCTGAAGAAAATAGAGATGATGCTGAATTAGGTTCTGGTGCTAGAACTAGAACAGGTACTATTGATTTTGTTATATTAGGCTTTGTAAAAGGTGCAGAAAGCAATATAGACACTAAAAGAAATGAATTAATTACAGCTATTGAAACTGCAATAGAAAATGATATTACTCGTAATGGTAACGCACTTGATTCGGAAGTAATACAAGTAGAAACTGACGAGGGTAGTTTATTTCCTGTTGGTGGTATTAGAATGACGATTAGGTGTATGTACGAATATCAAGCTGGAACACCATAAGGATTAAACCATGAATGAAAAACTATTAAATAAAATACTTAAAAAAGTAGATCAGATAGAAAAAATGCACGATAAAGAATCTATATTGTGTGAAGAAGTAAAAGACTTAATCGAAGAAATTAAAGAAAACTCATTAGAAGATAATCAAACTTGGGAAGAAGAAGACTTAGATGATGAGGAGTTTGAAGAAGATGAGGAAGATGAAGACTTTATTGACGAAGAAGAAGATAAATAGTAAAAGACAATATGGCTAAAGATATTAAACTATATAAAAATAATTCAGAGATAATTATTAACGAAACAAATCTTGAACATTATCTTAGACTAGGATATAAGCAACAACAAGAAATCAAACCAAAAATTAAAAAGGAAAAAAAGACATGGCAACACATCACGGAAAAGAAGGAGTTGTAACAGTTGGTGGAACTGAAATGGGAGAAGTTACTTCTTTCACTTTAGAAACTACTGGAGATGTTGTAGAAGATACTGCTTTAACTGATTCAACTAAATCATTTTTAGCTGGTAGAACTTCATTCTCGGGAACAATCGAAATGCACTTTGACGAAACTGATGCACAGCAAGAAACTTTGTTAGCTGGTGCTTCTATCTCTTTTGTTTTATTACCAGAGGGTAATGCTTCAGGAGATGCAAGTTACACAGGAACAGGTATTATTACTGGTATGAGTATCAACAATGCTATGGATGCTATTGTTTCAAGAACAGTAACATTTCAAGGAACTGGTGCTTTAACTGTAGGAACTGTATAATCTAATTTATGTCAGTTATTGATAGAGTTAAATCTCATTTTGAAACTCTTAAAACTATCACTATTGAAGTTGAGGAGTGGAAAGATGAAAATGGTAATCCTAGTGTCTTTTATTCAGAGCCTCTAACACTTGAAGAAAAAAATATTATTTTTAAGAAGTCTAGTAACTTCCAAGACTTAACTGTTCTTGTTGATTTACTTATAATGAAATTGTTAGTCAAAAATGATAAAGGCGATATGATTAAAGCCTTTAGCCCAGAAGATAAATTTGCTTTAAGAAAAAAAGCAGATTCAAATGTAATTTCAAATATTGCTAATCAAATTCTTGCAGATACTAATTACGAGGAAGCCGAAAAAAAGTAGATAGCGACCCTGATGTTAGGTCGCTGTTAGTTATAGCAGAACGATTACATCTCACAATACAACAAGTTCTTGATATGCCTGTTAGCCATTATAATCTTTGGTTAGCCTACTTGAAAAAAGAGCAAGAACAATATAAAACAAGTCAATCACTAGCAGAAGCAAGGAAATATAAATAATGGCAAACCAAAAATTACAGATAGATATATTAGCGAATGATAAATCTAAACAGGCTTTTAATAGAGTTCAAGGAAGTATTGCCAAAGTAAAAGGTGCTGTATTTAATCTTAAAAATGCTTTTATTGGTTTAGGTGCTGGACTTGTTATCAGATCAATCGTAAATACTGGTATTCAAATTGAAAATTTAGGTGTTCAATTAAAAGCATTATTTGGTTCTGCAAAAGAGGGTCAAAGAGCATTAGATATTGTAACTAAATTTGCAAAGACAACTCCATTTGAATTAGAGAATATTCAACAAGGTATTACAGCTTTAGCAACTGTAAGAAAACAAGCTGAATCTGCTGGAGTATCATTTGAAGAACTTTTAAAAATTACAGGTAATACAGCCACAGTATTAGGTGGAGATTTTGCTTTAGCATCTTTACAAATTCAAAGATCATTTTCTGCTGGTATTGCATCTGCTGAACTATTTAGAGAACGAGGTGTTACTGCTATGGCTGGTTTCCAACAAGGAGTCAGAACATCTGTAGATCAATCTATTAAAGGATTAGCAAAAGCATTTGGAACAGGTGGAGAGTTTGGAAATTTAATTGAAGAACTATCTAAAACATTATCAGGTACTATATCTAACTTAAAAGATACTTTATTTACTTTTCAAGTTTCAATAACTAGAGGTTTCTTTTTTGAATTAAAAGAACAATTAGGAGACTTAAAACAATTTACAGAAGATAATCAATTTGCAATAGAATCATTGGGTGTAGAAGTTGGAGAAAAATTAGCAGTTGCTATTGTTAAATTATCTGATTCAGTTAAAACATTAACTCAAAACTTTAGAGATTTACAAAGTATTATAGGACTTCTTGCTATTGCATTTGGTGGATTTACTGCAAAAATAGTTGGTGCTGGTTTAATTATAGACGATATTAACAGAAGAATTAAAAAACTTGCTAATGATGTTACACAAGATTTTCAAAAAATTAAAGAATTTGAACATGAACTTTCTGTTCCAGTTGAAAACCTAAATAAAGAATTAGAATATACAAGACAATTAATACATGATTTTGAACATGAATTATCTGTTCCTGTTCCAACTGCAACAGAAAAAGCTATAGAGAAATTTAAAGAACTTAATAGTGGTGCATTAGAAAATATTAAAAAGAAAACACAGAATATAGAAATGATAATTGCAGAGGGTGTTAATAATGGAATAACTAAAATGTCAGAAACATTAGCACAAACAATAGTATTTGGAAAAAGTTTAACTGATACATTAAAAAATTTAGCACAACAAGTTTTAGCAAGAATTATAGCAGTTTTAATTGAACAAATTGTAAGAGAACAAATCTTAGTTAAATTAGGTAATTTTAAAATTGGACAAGCAACAACATTATTATCAATAGAAAGATTAATTACAGAAGAAAAAAGAAAACAACAAAGTGCTAGTGCTGGTGGTTCTGATAATATGGGAAGTTCATTAGTAAAAATGGCTAGTTCTTTTTTAGGTTTTGCAAAAGGTGGTGCTGTATCTAAAGGCCAACCAATCGTTGTTGGAGAGAATGGTGCTGAATTATTTATTCCAAACCAAACAGGACAAATAACTCAATCTGCTAGAGGAACAGGTGGTGGTGGAACTACAACAGTAAATTTTAATATCAATACAGTTGATGCTTCTGGCTTTGAAGAATTATTAGTTAGATCAAGAGGAACTATAACTCAATTAATTAACAATGCAGTTAATGAAAGAGGGAAAGAGAGTCTAATCTAATGGCTGGTGCATTTCCAATATCTACTGCTAAAATTGATTCTTTAGGAATTAAATCAATTCAAAATACTATTATCTCTAAATCAGTATCAGGTAAGAAACTTGCTAGACAAATAGATGGTCAAAGATGGGGTTTTACTGCTAGAATAATTACAGCAAAAAGAAGTGATGTCTATGGAGAACTCATGGCATTTATTGTTAAACAAAGATCAGGTAAAGAAAACTTTACAATAATTCCACCAGAAGTCGAAGATGCTAGAGGTACAGCTTCTGGAACTCCTAATGGTACTGCATCTGCTGGTGCTACATCAATTACATTAGGTGGTAGTGGTACAGGTACATTAAAAGCTGGAGATATGATTAAATTTGCTAATCACGATAAAGTTTATATGGTCGTTGCAGATCAATCAGATATTTCAACAGGTTCATTAACTATTGAGCCACCTTTAACTACAGCAGTTTCTTCATCAGATATACAATTTGATAATGTTCCATTTACAGTACATTTAACTAACGATATTCAAGAATTTGGTGTTGTAGGTTCTGATAAAAATGGTAATGCTTTATATCAATTTGAATTTGATGTAGAAGAATCGCTTTAATGAAAAAATATAAAATAGTACACAAAATAACTGCCGATTTTATTGCTGAAGCGATTGTTAATGAAGATGAAATAGATACTTCAATAAACGATCTAAAGGAATATAAGAAACCTAATAGCAAATTTGAATTTACTATGGTAAAAGGTACTGAAAACATAACCCAAAGTAATTACGAAGAATATGACGAGAAGCCTAACAACAGCGATCAAAAATCAATTAGCAACAAATGATATTAGACCAGTACATCTTATCACTATTGGGTTCAGCACTCCTGTTAATTTTACTGATTGTTCCTTTTCGCTAACATCATCAGTATCAGGCTCATCAGTTACTTATAACGCATCAGATTTTATATTAGGAATATCAGATTTTTCAGAGCAAACAGATGTAAGTAAATCTAGTATTAGCTTAACCTTATCAGGTGCAGATCAAACATTTATATCAACAGTATTAAATGAAAATGTAATTAATGATGAAGTTAGTATTTTTAGAGGATTATTAGCAGATGATAATACTTTAGTTGCTGACCCTTTTTTACTTTACAAAGGTAATATCGAGAATTTTGAAATACAAGAAACAGAAAAATCAAGCACAGTAGCATTATCTATTGTATCACATTGGGCTGACTTTAATAAAAAGAATGGTCGTAAAACAAACAATACATCACAACAAAGATTCTTCAGTACAGATGTTGGTATGGATTTTGCTTCTCAAACAGTACAAGATATTAAATGGGGTAGATCATAATGAAAGATATTATCTCTCTTTATAGAAACTATAATAGATATGATGATTGTTCAGATAATGATTTAATTAGTTATCTTATGCCTAGCATATCTTTAAATCAATTTAAGAAACATTACGATAATAACAAATTAATAGGATTTACTAATTGGGGTTTGTTATCTGATAAAGCACATAATAAATTTAAACAAACAGGATTGATAGATAATAAAGATTGGAAATCAGGTAATAATCTTTGGCATATAGAAACAATCTGTAAATATAATCTTAAAAATATTATGAAGTGGACTAAATCATTCTTAACTAAACAATTCGGAATAGGTAAAGAGATTAACTGGATAAGAATTAAAGATAATAAGATTATTAGAACTGTAACAAGAACAACTAAAGAGGCTTGGTTATAATGGGTGGATTTGTAAAAGCAGTAACTTCAGTTTCAAAATTTTTTAAAAACATGAATCCTTTAGTGTCTTTAGGTATAACTTTATTTATATCTTGGGCATTAAGACCAAAAGTTCCTGAAATACAAGATTTTGGAACTAACCAATTTGATGACTTTGAAAGAGGATTATTAATTAACAAACAATCTAACGACTCTAATATTCCTGTAATTTATGGAGAAAGATTAACAGGTGGAACTAGAGTGTTCATGGAAACTTCAGGAACAGATAATACCTATTTATATATGGCAATCGTTATGTCAGAGGGAGAAATAAACGATATAGAAGAAATAAGAGTAGATGATAAAGTAGTTACATTTGCATCTAGCTTTTCAGATGGTACAGCAGTTGAAGTAGATAGTGGAGATAGTAATTTTTATAAAGACGGAGAAAGTTTAATTAGAGTTGAGCCTCATTATGGAACTGATGGTCAATCAGCATCAACATTATTATCTACATTAGATAGTTGGGGAACTAATCATAAATTATCTGGTTTATGTTATTTAGCAATAAGGTTTAAATGGAATCAAGACGCATTTACAGGTATTCCAAAAGTACAAGCAAAGATACAAGGTAAAAAAGTTAGAACATTTAATGCAAGTTTAGTAGAACAATCAGCTACTTATGAAACTAATCCAGC